ATATATTGTAAATCTTACAGACACTATCAATTCAAACCAACAACAAATTGTAGATCTAACTAGAGATTTAAAAGTTGCAGAAGATAAAATTGTAGAACAAAACACAAGACTATCATCAGCTGAAGCAACATGGCAGATGGCAGAAAATTTATATAGACAACTAGCAGACCAAGTCAGAGAACATGACTATGATATTAAGGATTTAAACAGGTAATGTATGGAGGTTCTCAGGATGAATTATTATTTTACAGGATTAATTATTCTAGCTCTTACAATCTTAGCATTGTTTGTAGAACCTGCGTATCCTAGAAACGAATATCTTAACGAGTATGGTGTAAGATGTGGAGAAGTAGACTTTAGAATAGAAGAAAGAAATAGAGATACAGATTATAGAACATCAAACTCTAGTGATTATGATAATGATGAACAAAATTTTAGTATAACTTTTAGAAAGTATTTAGGTACAGACTGTAAGACATCAAAAGAAAACGTAGCAATCAAACAACAATTAGAATTAATGAAGATGTGTGGTAGAGTTAATAGTAATCCTAGTCTAGCACTTAATGAAAACTTTGCTTTACTTGTATCAAAATGTAGAGGAGTAACTCCTGCACGAGATAACACTAGACCAGCTGACTCACAAAGTCTTTGGGATGATATGAAAGATGAGTATAAAAAAGAGAATCCGGAACTTAATTTAATGGGAGATAAGTTTATAGAGCCCTCTAAAAGCAAATTGAAAATGCCTCCAAAAGACTATATACTACCATTACCAAAACCAAAAGATGACTAAACCATTAAAAATATCTGAACAAGCAGCCGTGCAAATGCCGATGAAAACGGTAGCATCTTTGATTATGATGGTGGCAATTGGGACCTGGGCATACTTTGGTCTACAT